CCGCAGCTTTGTGGAAACCGAACTCCGGCAGGATGAAGGCAGGACGGTGATACATATCTTCCGCAACCACATAATTGTCCAAACCTATTATATCGAAGCATGAGTGAGAAGAAAGACATATTGGTGCTCAGTTCCCCGAACTTTGGTACCGGTAAAGAAACCATAGGCTACTATACGGGGTATGCCTGTGGTTACTGTCACGGTAACGGCTGGTTCTGGAATCCTGAAATTATCCATGAACGGGTAAAGATACCCTGTCCGAAATGTGGCGGAACCGGACGTGTAAAAGGTATCGTTACAGTGGAATGGGTTCCGGACGGGGAAGTGAAAGCCTGTTTCAGCAAAAAGCGGGAAATATGACACCGCGTATTCCGAAAAACTACATCGTCCAGATAGACAACTTCCATCTGGGCGAATTTATCTTCTACTGGAACTACTACGGTCAGCCCTGCTCACTTCTTCTGCAGAAACCCAAGACGGAGGGCCTTACCGCCGTCAGGCTGGTGGTCGACAGTGACGAAGCTGCCAGCTTCCTTTTAAGGGCGAAGGAGAAAACGGGCTGCAGGCTGTATACGGTAAAATAACTCTCAAAACCATAGCAATCATGAAAAAGCATATCTACACAGAGGACGAGAAAGCCGAAATTATCCGGCTGTACCCTCACCTCCCGACAAAAGAGGTAGCCCGGTTTCTTGGAATGCCGGTTACCTCTGTTTATAATATTGCCAACCGTCTGGGGCTCAAGAAGTCTCCGGAGTATCTGAAAGTCCTGCGAAATGAGATGTCAAGGCAGCTTGCCGACAGTGGAACGGCACACCGTTTTCCAAAGGGTCACGTGCCGGCCAACAAAGGTAGGAAAATGAACGCCGGGGTATATGCCAAGGTTTCGGCCACCATGTTTAAGAAAGGGCACATGCCGGACAATACGCTTTATGACGGTGCCGAGACTATCCGTAAAGATAAAAACGGACACCGGTACGTTTATGTGCGTATCTCTTTGGGGAAATGGGTACCGAAACATGTGCTGTTATGGCAACAGGCGCATGGCCCGGTTCCGAAAGGCTACAATATCGTTTTCCGCGACGGCAATACGCTGAACTGCACACTTGAGAACCTGGAATGTATCAGCAATGCCGAGCTAATGCAGCGTAACAGCCTGCACAACCTGCCCGAAGAGGTAAAGGAACTTGTATATCTGAAGGGACGCCTTTCGAGGGCTATCAATGAATCAAACAATCAATAACCAACCAATAAACGACAATCGATTATGAATACACTCGAACGTTTGCAGGGGATGGTGAACAAACCATA